TCTTTAAGTGTTTGATTTTCTGGCTTTACTTCTATAAGCTCTACACGTTGTTTGCCTTTTCTATCTGCATATGCAATAAAAAAATCAGGTACGTATATTGTATGTTTACCAGTTAGTGGATTTCTATATGGAATTTTAATTGCTTCTGATGCCCATTTTGCAACACTAGGATGTTCGTCACAAAACTTCATAAATGTAAATTCCCAACTTGAACGATAAGTTGGTGTCTTTGTGCCTACATACTTCTCAGGATTTTTGAGAGTAAATTTTCCTTGTGCAAATCGACCCATGACATTTTAGAAAATAATATTTCTCTTCTCAAGTTTTTCATATTTAGATGACACTTTAAATCCAAGTGTGCTTGTTTTTTCTCTACTATAGTTTAATATATTAGTAACAATATCACTTAGTTGTGTTTTGTTTAAACCTTGTAAAGTGTCAATTAACTGAAACACTTTAATATTATCAATTTTTGCTTGAGTTAATAATGCTGTTGCAACTGCAATAGCACTAGTTTTTTCAAAGCCTCTTTTTTCAAAAAAACCAATTACGGCGTCTACGTCATTTGCAGGATAAGATACTGACTGTGTAAGATACTGATCAAAAAATTCTTTTACTTCTGAAGCACTGTCGTTAGATTCGTATTTTGGTAAATTTCCTGCTGTATTGGCCATTATGTATTTCCTATTGGATTTTTCTGTGCAGCAATAGTATTATTGCCAGATTGTGTTTCAACGTATTTATTGAGTAGCTCGTTGGCTATAGACACCATTTTGGGATCTTCTTTATCTAATAAAGCAAATACTTCTGCTTGAATTGTTTCTTTTTCGTTTACTGTTAAAGAATCATATGCAGTCAAACTTTGTGCTGCACCTACAGAAAATGCAGTAACTGATCCTGCAGCAACCCCTAGTGCAACTGCGCGACTAGCAACTTTATCTCTTAGTTCGGCATTTTCATTAAGTGTAGTTGTAATTGTAGTAATTGGTAATTGTTTATTAGTTTTTTGTGTAGTTATTGCTTCTGCTTCAGTTACTTGCGAACCATTTCCTCCTGCCTTAGGAAAACTTGTATTTGCTAGTCCACTTACATTTGTACCTGTTGCTGTTCTAATTGTTTGTCCTGCAACTTGGAATGCTTCATTACGTATTCCATCTTTTGTAAGTGTTTTTGCATTTCTAACAGTACGTGCTGCTGTTAGAATTGTTCCTAAATCTGCCTTGCCGCTTGCTATATCACCTAGCACACTAACACCACCTGCAAGTACGCCCGAACTTCCAAATAGGCTAGATGCACTACCTGCACTAATAGGACTAGGTGTCGAATCGTAATGTACACTTCCAAATCCTTTTGGAGTACTACCTTCTTCAATTGGACCATCTGCATAGAATACTGTTTCGTATGCTACAGTCATTGAACTTTGCGTAGGTTCAGCACTTACACTATTATCTAGTGTATCATGTTGCCAACCTTCAATAATTGGATTAACAAGAGTCATAGTTAAGTATTGATGACGTGCAAGTTGACTAATTTGTATGCTAGTAAAGAAAGGTTCAAATTGATTATTGTCTAAACCATATCTATATGAATTTGCATCACTTCCTTTGTATGTATTAAATCTATCATAAGGACGAGCACTTTGATTTGGTGCGCCTGCACCATCTCTGCTGCCGTATGTGCCATCTGCAAAATAATAGTTATAATATGCTGTCCATAATTGTGTTACAATACTATTATTATCATCATGGAAAGTAATAGTACAAGGACTATAATCTATTCTAGTTTGTAGGTTCTTTTTACGGTTATATTTGTTTTTAGTTTCTACTTGTATATCAAACTTTGGCATAGTTATATTTTTTACAAGCATATTAACTTCATTACTATGTCGTTGTACCCATCCTGGTAAAACTTTGTTTACAACATTATCATTTAAGTTAAGAGTACAATGAAAAAGAAACTTTTGCTTAGGAGCAAGACGAAAATTATCATCAGTAAATAGTCGTGCAGCATGAGTCCAGTCGCCCATGTTACCTTTAGGTGCTAATGCACCATTAACTAAATTATCAAAAAAACCATTGAATATATTTGCCATACTAATATTTATCCAATGTAATAAAGTGCGTATATAAAGAAATAGGGGCTCGAAGCCCCTAATTCAGTTTGACGTGTTGACTTAAAAACTAATATTAACCAGTTACTTGCGGAATAGATGCTACAACTTTTCCGAACGCACCGCCTACACCAACACCTGCGTTTTCGCCTGTTTGGATAGCGTTATCGTACTTAATAGTAAGTGAAACTGTTGCTGGCTCGTTAGCACTGTATGCTAGTGAGTTATAGTTTGCACTTTCCACATAACAACCGTATAGTTCAAAAGTTTCTAATGCGCTTACTGCATTGTTACCATTACCACCGTCTAGAACTTCAATTCTAGTTACAAATTTATAATCTATACCAGATGCTGCACTTGATTGTTCCATGAAGTCGAACTGTCTTTGTAACTGTTCGCCAACTAGTCTTGAAACTTTTCCTTCTGCATCATCTCTTAAGTTTAATGTAATAGCTTCCCAGGTATGTTTACCTGCAAGATAAACTCTTGAGTTATATACGTCAACAGTCATTGTCTCGAAGCTCACGTTTGGTCTAGTAACATCAACAACTTGCTTAGTTAATTCAGTAACTTCGCCCGCCGAAACACCAAAGTTCTCCAAGCTCACTCTAAAGCGATATTGAAGTTTTGGCATAAGCAATCCTTGCGATGAAGGACTGCTATCGGTAGCCAATGGTACTGTGATTCTTGATAGTGATGAAATAGCCATTTAATTTGCTCCTATGTTAATATTATTTATCATTTTTACAAGCCTGCTATTTCCCCAGTATTTTTCAAGCGTAGTGGAATGTAAATAAATTCAACTGCTTTAACTGGCTCAATCGCGATATCTAAGTATAGCTCGTTTCTATCTATACGTGCCGGAGTGTTGTTGCTTTCGTCACATACAACTAGGTAGTCGTATAGTGCTCTTGCTCCAACTAGCTCTAGCATTAAACTCTCTGCTGCCTGTTTGATCTGATCACGTGTGATCTTATCATTAGGCTCAAAGATATATGGTTTCGCTAGTTTGTTCAACTGTCCACGTAAGTAAATTACTAAACGTGCTACGTTGATTCTATCTAGTGAACTTGCGCCTCTTGCACGAGTCTTTTGACCGTATGCAACTAGACCTGCTCCATTGATAAATGTAATCGGGTTAACGTTTACACTGTACAGTGTGTCACGTTGTCCTTCGTTAAGTGCAATGCTTACAAATTCGCCTTCGCCATCAATATAACCTGTTGCTGTTGCGTTTGTAATACCACCGCGTCTTGTACCTGCTGGTGCAAACCATGGATAGCTAACTTGATCACTTAGTGCAATAGTACGTAGCATCATGTGACTTGGAGGAACAACAACATTGTTACCTGCGTTGTCGCTTGTAAAGCCCCATGGGTAGAAGATACCTAAGTATTCATCTCTACTTACTAGTCCGTCATCATTGTCTTCAACTGCTAGTGCAACGTTCTGACCCCATTCATTTAATGAAGTAGCGTCCGAAGTTAATCTTGCTGGAGAATCGCCAACAATAAATGCACTTAGTCCTCTATCATAGTTTAGACTGATCATTTCACCAATTAGTTCTGGATAACCTGGTGTAGCCATTAAGTTAAAGATACGTGATTCATCATCTCTAATGTCATCGTTACTATTAACTGTTGCTTGTAGTTGTTGTACAACAACTTTACGCTGTGCGTGTCTACCAAATGATCCGCTACCATCTTCTTGGTTAGCAGATTCAGTAACCCAACGATTTGCATCATAAGATGCCATTGATACGTCATTCATTCTTGGGTTATCAGCTGTTTTGTCAATGTAATTGCGTACAAATTTCTTAACGTTAAAGCCGCTTCTACGCATGTTCCAAAGTAGCATACCTCGTGGGTAAAGTGCTGGATCTGGAGCATCTGGATCTAAGAAGTCGCTGGATAGTAGTTCATCAATAGTAGCTTCTTCACTGCCACCTGTTGTATTCCAACGTGCATCTGCAAAAAGAACACCATTTTCTGTAGTTTGATCTGACTTATCAATTAGTCTCCATTCTTGAGCATCATCGTTCCAACGTCTAATAGTTGGATAATTTTCTAAGTCTGATGTATCAACCCAAATGTCTTGATCTACTGGACTGCTTGGCTCGCTTGCTGCAACGGTAGTACCATTACTTGAACTATGTAGTGTGTTATATCCTACCCAAGTAGTACCATTGTGTACCATCATGTCAACTTCGTCTACAACTGAGCTGTACCATAGTGTACCGTCTGCTGTTGTTGAAGTTGGAGCATCTGCTGAAGCAGTAAATGTTGTTACTGGTGCCCAGTTAGAAATAACTAGTTCATTAGTTGAGTCACCTGTTGGTGCATCATAAACATTATCAGCTGCACTTGTAAATCCTAGAAGTGTTAGTGGGCTAGTAGCCGAACCATCATCTAGTCTAATGTCGCCGCCTAGTGTATGCTCAATAACAACTTTGTTATTTGCATCTACTGAAGCAACAATATTAGTAAAGCCTGCTGCGTTAATAGCATCTGCCATTGTGTCTGCGTCAGCTGCTGTACCTGCTGCTGTAAAGCTAACAGTTTTTTGTGCGCTTAGAGCACCGCTTTCGCCTACTTTAGTTTCTTGTGCTTTAAATGAATATGTAGTTGCTCCTGTTAACTGAGCTGCTACTATTGCACTTGTAGCAGTTGTTCTGCCACTTGCTGCTCTTTTGAATACTTTAAAATCACCTAGTTTACTTGCTGCTTCAGTCCAGTTGTACTGTACATAAAGATCGTCAACTGCTAGGTTTGCTCCACCGCCGGCTTTATCTAGGCCTTCTAATGCTGCTTGGTTAGTAGCATAAATTGGTGCGCTAATTAGATCCCAAAGTTCAGTGTCAGCGTTCCAAGATTTAATTCTCCATCTTGCACCACTGTTTGGTTCTGTAGTTTTAATCCATATACTTCCTGTTGGACGTTCTGTTTGACCTGAACCTGATGATTTCCATTGTGGAACACTTGTATGAGGATCAATTGCTAGTGCTGGAACATTATATGTTGCTCCGCCTGCTGTAATACCTAATGTTGCTGCTAGGTTATTGTTACCTTCTGTAACTGTGAAACTTGAAGAAACACTACCGTCATTGTAAATTACTAACTGGTTGTTAACATTTGCTAATGAAACACCTGTACCACTTAGTGTAGTATTTGAATCAGTAACAATAGTATCTAGTGAAGTTGCTGATCCACCGCTTGCTGCTGCTGTAACATTGTAGTTATTGCCGCCGACGCCAATAACAAATGCATCAGTATCAAGTAGTGAGCTTGCTACAGAACCTGTAACAACAACTGAACCAGTTACACTAGGAACGCTACCTACCCAGTCAGTTGAGCCAACTTGTACCCAAGTACCGCTTTGATTTTTATACCATACTCTGTATACAGTTGAAAGGCCTGCTGTAATAGCGTAGTCGCCAATTGCGCCTACTGAACCTTTTGGTGTATATGGAGTGCTACCGCTTGTTTTAGCAGAATCAGTAATTACAATAGGAGTCTTTACAGAAAAACTCTGTCCGCCTGCTGTTGACGCTGCTGCGCCATTCCACTCAAAAATACCAAATGCAGATGAAGCAGTATCTACCCAAAGAGCGCCGTCTGCTGGATCGCCTGCTGGTGCATCTGCTGTTGCTTGTAAAGAACCTAAGTCTACGTCTGCTCTGACAACCCATGCTCTGTTAGAAACACCAAGTAATGAGTAAGCTGCTTGTAATCCGTATTCATTAAGTTCTCCTGCATGAATTGGATTGTTGTTGTTATCAGTATAAAATACTGGATCTCCAAAGGTCTCTGTCAAATCGCGCTGCGAAGTAAGCAAGTAAGGCTTACCGGCATTTGCTTTTGTAGTACCTGGAGCAATACCTGTGCCAGCGCCATTAGTTTTGTTTTCGGCGGTGGCTACGAATATCATTGGAACTGTACCTGGCTCCGCTGGTGTGTAGAAACTTTCGTCTACTACGGATACCTGTACTCCGGGTGATGTTAGTGCCATTATATTTCTCCTATTAATAATGTTTGAGCGTTTGTTATAGTTATTTAGCAGACTTTGAATAATTTAATGGTATAATCACCTAGAAAAAGGCACCGAAAAGGTGAGGTAAATACAGTATGAGACCATTATGTAAGTGCGGACAGCGTCCTGCTGCTATAAATTATAAAAAAGACGGCAAGACATATTATCGAACACTATGTGAACGTTGTTTACGTAACGGCGTAGGGCACGGAATACCTAAATGGAAACAACGAGGGTATGAGAAAAAAGATATTTGTGAGAAGTGCGGATTTAAATCTAAACACACTGAGCAATTCAATGTATTTCATATTGATGGAGATTTAAATAATTGTCGTCCGACTAATCTGAAAACAATTTGTGCAAATTGTCAGCGTCTTCTTCAAAAGGACGGGGTGCGTTGGAAGCAAGGTGACCTAGTCCCTGATTTCTAAAGATAGTACGAATAAGAGTATCGACATTTCTTTCTAATCTTTTTAAGTCGCCATTATTGTCAATAGTGTAATCGCACATCCATTGTTCGATGCTCATTGAACTTGGATCTTCTGTAGGCAAATGATCTGTACGATCTATCCAAATAGCATAATCAAAAATTTCTTCGTTTTGCATGGCGAAGAATTCACGCTTGTTACGCAAGCCACAGTATATTTGATTTTGAGCAAACAGGTTGCGTCCAAGGCGTGCCAAATCATCTTTACAATAGTCGTGTATCATGTTGTACCACTCTGTACGATGATTGTGTCGATCTGCGTAACACTCTTCTTCGTTAGCGTAACCGTACTTGTCTTTTAGATCGTTGAATATAAACAACTCAGAACAGAATTTTGAACTTGACTGGAATGTGTAACCATATTTTTCTAACATTTCACAGACAGTATCTTTACCATGTCTGCCGTGTCCAACAACAAGTAGTTTAGGTAACATAAGTTAAATTATCCTTTGTATAATATACTTTACAGTATATAGAATAATTACGTTTTTGTCAAGTATTTTTTACTTTTTTGAGCTTGTCGTT